ATTGTTTCACTACAAAATTTTTCATCTAAAAAATTTTGAAGTTTTAACACATAATCTTCTAATCTTTTTTTCATTTTATTTTATTCTTAATTTTATATTACCAGATACAGTTATTCTATGATCATTGCTCGTATAAAACGGAAAGACTTGATGTATCTGTGTTGAAGGAAAAAATATTATTTTACCCTCAAAACTTTTATCTACTTCTAATGGAAACAATTGTATTACGCCAAATTTATTAATAACATGAAAAGTAAATTTTGATGTGTAATTATCACCGTCACCAGTATTAAAACATTTAACTTCCTTGTTTAAATCATAGGGTATTTTTATAAAAATTACAAAACTAAAAACACCAGAATGGTCGTGTGGAGGATTAAATTCATATTTTTTTTGAAAGTTACACCACATTTCATCAACATCAAATGGCACATTTTTAGTTAATATTGATAATTTTTTTAAATACGCAGAAAACCTTTTATCTATCATACCTAATAACATTTTTATGATATCATCGGGCGGACGATCTAATTCATACTCTTCTTTAATGTGTCCTATTAATGTAGTATTTTTTTGTATTTTTTTAATTTTAGCTTTCTTACACGCTTGTTTAAACCATTTATAATGTTCTTTAGAAAGTGTTGTATAGTTTATTTCTAACATGTTTAATATTGTCTGAGATTTTTGCCAATTATTCATAAAAACCAAACGCACCAGTTGCAATAAATTTTTCTTTTGTTTTACTTATCTCACCTTTATGAGTATGAGTCCAATCAGAGGGCCAAATTAAAGTAAGACCTTTTTTAGCAGGTATCCTAAGTTTTTGATATTTAAAAAAAGTCCCTCCATCTTTTACAGTATTTAAATAAGTCATAAAAATTAAAATTCTGTGACACTGTTTTAAATTATTTCTTTCATTGTGCCATGTTTTAAAACCACCAGCAATTTTATAATATTGAATACAATAACCCTCATGGCTTATGGTAAATCTAGACAAATTTTCAATGTCTTTAAATTTTTTTTGATATAGCAAAAGACATTTTTGTAATTCACTTAAATATTCTTGAAACGGATATATGGTTTCTCTACCAGAAAGATGCATGTCCACAGAGTCTTTTATACTTTTATCTGTCTCTCCTAATCCTATGGTGCCAGTTTTTTTAAAATTAGATGGTGATTTTTTAAAATAAGATATTAAATCATCGCAAAGTTTATTATTTATAAACGATGCACCAATAAAAGTAGATTTTGGTATTCTATACTCTTTCATTTAATTGTTTTTATCAATAAATAAATTTAAAGTTAATCGACCATCGTCTATATTTTTTCCATGATGTCCATAACCCATGTGTTTATATTTTGCTGAATACATAACAAATCTATTTTGTACAAATTTTACATCGTTAATTACATTTTCATTTTGATCATAAAGTTTTGTTCCTGAGTTTAAATTAGTTTCAGAGATATATATTAAAGCTGCAAAATCATTATCTTGATCTGTGTGAATCCAATCTTTATCTTTGTCTTTGTCTAATCTTAAATGAAGAAAACTAGTTATGTTCCAAGATGTGTTATTTAATATTTCATGTTTAAGAATTATAGAATTTATATAATTCCATAGAACAGGTTTTTCATGATATAAATTTCTACTTCTAGTTCCCGGATAAGTCATTTTTCCTCCGGGATGATCTTTTGCTGTATACAATTTAACTTTTTTTATCTCGGGTAACATAATATCAAGATTATCAAAAAAGTTATCAATTTGAATTAGTTTCATTTTTCCAAAATTCTAAATTACAATATTTGTCCACTACTCTTTGAGGGACTTTTACCCCGTATATATTTCTTTCTAATTTACCCTCTCTTAAAGTGTGTATTTCAGCTCCTATACTTTTATCATTATAGCTCATATCATTAACTTTAAATTGTTTAATATTGTTGTAGTCATGATTGTATTTTTCTATGCCGTAAAAGTTATATATTTTATCTAATGTTTCTTTCGGACTGTTAAGTAAATCATCGTAGTCTATAAAAATATAATTCTTAAATTTGCTTTTTAATAAATTTTTAATTGAATATAAAACAGTGTGAACATAACCATTCTTTTCCATTATTATATCAGCTTTTTCTTCCATATGTTCAAATATCATTTCTGATTTATTTTTTTCCTCATAAATTCTATTAATAAAAAACAATGGATTTCTTTTTACTATTTGTAAATAGGAGCCAAGTATGTCTAATACATTTCTTACTAATATGACAATTTTTATTTCATTGTTTTTAAAATACTTTTCAAGTAAAAATAAATTCTCTGGTGTAATCCAATCTCCTCTTTCGATCACATACTCACAATCCCAATCTTTATAATAATTGTTAAAAGTATTTTCTATTAAATTATTAAAAGATTTTTCATCAGGAAAATTTTTATATATAGGTTTTTCTTTTAATTTATCTAACGTGTATATTATGTCCGGTAATAAAGAGTGAGCAGTGGTTTTTATTTTTTTGTTTTGATTTAAAATAGATGCTAGAACTGTATTACCTGCTCTTGGAAAACCAGAGATAAAATATATTTTTTTATTCATTTTAATATTAGTTCAGTTAAAGTTTCGTTTGTGCCAAGTTTTCCTTTTACAAAAACATTAAAAGCTAAACTTACTCTTAAATTATTAGTATTTTTCATTTCAACATAATGTCTAGTATCTGAGGGAAATAGTATCAACTCTCCGGTATTTATTGGAAACCACCATGAAGAAGAATTAAATGCGTTAAAATTTTTAGGTTCTAAATAAATTTGATTATATTTAATATTTTGAAAAAATATTTTATCTTCATTTGAATCTGCTTTAAAATAAAAAACTCCAGAGACTATGCTATTTGGATGAGAGTGAGCATGATGATACTCATTAAGTTTAGTAAAATTCAACCAAGATTGAGTTATGTAAGGTTTTATTTTATATTTTGGCTCTACTACTTTTTTAAAATAATCATTAACCCTTAACATTAAATCTTTTTTTAATTGTGAAAAGGGTTTATTGTTTAAAATATAATTATCAAAGCTACTATAATTACCATCATTAGTTCTAAGTTTGTTTTTTTGTTTTTCAACAAAATTATTTTCTGTCTTATTAATTTTTCTAGTTAGTTTAGAAAAATATACTGGTGTAGGGAATAAAGGAAGTATCTGTTTCACAAATTTAATCCTCTTAAAAGTTTTTCTTCCCCTATTTTACCTTTTAAAAAAACATTAAAAGCTAAACTAATTCTGTCTTTATCACCTTTTTTTACATCCACTGAATGCAATAAACTTGAAGGAAAAATTATGATTTGATTTTTTATTACAGGAAGACTCCAAGATTGTGAATTAAAAGGATTATAATTTTTTGACTCAATATTCATTTGTAAATAATTGCTTTTTGAAAAAGTTATTTGATCTGTTTCATCTGTTTCTAAATACAATACTCCAGATAAATAGCTATTTTCATGATGATGAGAAACATGTCGAGTTCCTTTTACAGTAAAATTTAACCAAGATTGGTTTATGTAAGGTTCAATTTTATTACGAGTGTCTATAATTTCTTTAAAATAATTTTTAACTTCTAAAAGAATGTTGTTTTTTAAATTTTTTAACTCTTTGCTATCTAAAACATATACATTTTTTGGAATGCAAAGAACAGGACTTGGAACAAGATGTTCCTTATTTTTACCTAATGATAATGTTATATCCCTAACTATTTTAATTTCTTTATCTAAAAAATTTTTTTCTTTTTTAGAAAAATTATTTTTTAAAATATTATAATAAACAGGTGTAGGAAAAACTCCCATCACTTTTGACTGTATGTCTTTTTTCATTTCTTTTATTTTTATAACAAAAATAAATTAAAATACAATATTATTGTGCGTCCCAACTAGAGGTCTCTTGATTCCAGATATAAAGAGTTTCTGTGTCTTTCCCAAGATGTGCTAACCATCTTTGATTTTCTTCATCCCACATTGTAAAGTAAGGCACATGGTCTGTTGAATTTGGATCCCCAACTCCACCCACTGTTGGGGCTGGAATTGGTGCCTCCCACTCATAAGGCATTTTAGTTTCTGTTTGTGGTCCTGTATATAATATCCATGATGGAAAAGGTTTTGGTGGTAAAAACCCTTGTAAAGTTTCGTCCCAAACAAAATTAATGCCAGGGTGATGTATTCTAAAAGCTTTGCTTTGATCTTCACTTAAATGCATATCGTTATTTTCATCGAAAGTATAATGCATTCCATTGTAAGTGCCATATGATCCTTGTTTCCAATTCCCATTAGGTTCGTTATATAACTTTCTTAAAAAATCTATTCCTAACTGTTCTTGTTCAACACCGTTCTCATCTAATAAAATAGAGTTATCTACAGATTCAACCTGTACCACTATTCCGTTGCTTTTTATTTTTGCAAAACATGCCATTACGCTGTGTAACTCCCTGAAGATGTAAATTTTAAAACTTTAAAATCTCCATCAGTGGTAACCGTTGGAGAGCCTGATGTTGTGCCAGTAAAATTAGCAGTGGGCACTCTTAAAATAACAACACCTTTACCACCAGATCCACCTTGTCCAGAGGCTGAAATTGGATTAGCTCCAGAGGCTCCGCCACCTCCGCCGCCTGTGTTGGCTGTTCCCGCCTGTCCGCTTTGATTTGAACTGGGCGCTCCAGCGCCTCCGCCACCTGTTCCACCAGATCCCGCAGTTTGAGCAGGACTAATACTAGCAAGTCTTCCTCCGCCACCGCCTCCGGCGTAAGTTGCAGGGGTTCCTGTTATTGGTGTTGCAGTTCCGTTTCCGCCATTTCCACATAGTCTTGAAGGTTTGTTACCATCCTGTCCGGCTGCGCCAGCACCGCCGCCACCACCACTAACGTATGTTTGATTTTGACCAGCTCCACCAGCATTTGATTGACCAGCTGGACCGGCTGCTCCTCCGCTTCCAACAGAAGTTCCAAATCCTGCTCCAGATCCACCACCATCTAATCGCGGTGAACCCCCTGAGTTGTGGCTACCACCTGTTCCACCTCCCGTCATTGTTACAGTGCTAAAATCAGCAGAGGCAATAGAAGAGGTACCACCTAAAACTTGTTCATTTACAAAAGGATTTGGTCTTCCAGGGGCTCCGTCCCCTACTGTAACTGTAATCGCATTACCAGGGGATACTTCTTGATTTGTTGTATTAATAAAAGCTCCGGCTCCGCCGCCACCGCCGCCGCCAAAATTATTTCCTGAATTTCTAGTACTACCGCCGCCACCACCAGCACCTACTACTAAAAAATCTATATTATAAGGTCCTTTAGAACCACCAGCGCCAAAGCCTAAGACGTTATAGCCAAACATAGTCTTACCTTTTGATGGTGTTTTGTTTTTACTTGATTTACCGTTTGCGGTTAGATTTTCTCCAGGTATTTTTCTCATATTCTAAACTCCTTATGCGTCGTTAGCAGCATCTGTAGTGAAGAATATTTTAACTCCGAGCACTCTTGCATCGGCTGAAAAAGTATCTCCACCAGCGTTTGCGTCTCTAAATAATTGAAAATAAGTTAATTCACCAGCTGCCGGTGATCCTGCAACTGTGACAGCGCCACTTTCATCTGAGATTTGTTGATCCTCAACTGTTCCTATACCAGCATCTGTAACGTTTACTGCAGTCCCATAAGCAACATCTATCGTATCATTATCGGCACAAGCTACCGCTTGCAATCCAAAAATACAGTCTCCTGTATTAGTTGAACCTGGTGTCCAGTATACTTGGTAAGTTAATGTTCCCTCGTTCCATGATTTAGGCATCGCTATTGAAAATTGTGCAAACTCATCCGTAGATGCATCAAAATCTAATACTTTCATATCAGGTCTTGTAGCTGTTGTTTCAACTTGTTGTGCATCAGCTGGATTTGTTGTTGCTCCATACATAGCTGAGGATGGAACCCAAATAGTTTCTTTTCCTGCAATTTTAACTGCTGCTGATCCTGATTTTAAAACACCAGAACCTTTAGGATTTAAATTTAAATCTACGTTAGTCTCTCCACTCGCACCTATGATTGGTCCGTTACCTGTGGCTGCGTTTGTAATTTCTACTTCGTTTACTGCTGAAGAAGTGGTTTGAAAAATAACTTGTTCATTTCCATTCGCATCTGCGATAAAACCTGCATCTGCGATTTTTGGAGCTGTTAAAGTTTTGTTTGTTAAAGTATCTGTTGAAGATGCTGTTATGAATCCACAATCATCTATGTCTGGATTAACGCCATCATTAGCTGTAGCATAAACTAATTTTACTGCACCAGGGGCAATAGTTATACTATCTCCTGATCCTGTAACATATTTAAATACTACGTTTTGTGATCCACTTGTTGAATTTTTTAAAACATAAAATTGTTGTACATCAAGAGGTATTGTTACGTTTCTTGATCCTGAAAGAGATCCTGTAAATTCTATAACTCTATGTGCAAGAGTTGCCCCTGTTCCACCATCAGTAACTGAAAGAGTCGTATCCCCTGAGTCAGATACCGCTTGAGTAGTAAATCCACCAGATATCTGTTCTACTAATTGTAAATTGGTATTAGTCTTCGTCCCCCATGTACCGGCATTTTCACCAGTTGCTTGAAGTTCTACCCCTAAAGGGCTAAATGTTGATGCCATAATTTTTATCTCCTATTACGATACTACGTTTGTATAACTTGTATTGGAACCCGTGTCAACGCTAGAATATGCTTGAATTCCGAAACCAGTGGCCGTGCCAAAACCTGCTACGGAAGAGGTTATAGTTTGACCTGTTAATCCCATCACATCTGCTGGTGTTATTGATCCTACACTAAATGTTGCAGAGATACCTGTTAATCCCATCACATCTGCTGGAGTTATTGATCCAACACTAGATGTTGCGGAAACTCCTGTTAAATCCACAATTGGATTACTGTTTGTAGATAGAGTTCCAAGTGATGTCGTTGCAGAAACTCCGGTAACTCCCATCACATCTGCGGGCGATATAGAACCAACACTAGGTGTTATAGCTTGACCTGTTAGTCCCATAATTTGATCATCAAGACTAATTGATCCAACACTTGATGTTGTTACAACTCCTGTAACAGAAAAAGATACACTTCCAATTATTGTTGGTGATCCAACACTTCCAGTTACGGCTTGACCTGTTAATCCCATTACATCCGCAGGATTTACAGTAAACATGCCCCAACCGTTTTCACCGTAAGATGCGTTACTCCAACCATTAGCACCTAGGTTTGATGTCATTGCATCAGGAGCAGTTAATTCAACTGTTAATCCTGAAAAACCCCAAGATTCAAAATTCCAAGTATCTCTACCCCAACCTTGTTCAGGAAAAGCTTCTAGTTCTCCTACAGAGGAAGTAATTGATAGACCAGTTGGAAATACTGTTGCGTCTTTGAGCTCGCCCCACTCACCATCGTTCCAGGCCTGTGCACCCCAACCAGTTACAAAAGGATCGGTTGTACCCCAACGACCGGTGTTCCAGGTTGTGCCTGATTGATTCCAAGTATTTGGCATAAGGAGGACCTCCTTATGCTAATCTTATGATTGCGTTACTTGCGTCTGCTGTAGGGAATTGAATTGTAAAAGTTCCACTTGTTACAGTTTTATCACCACCAAAAGCTATTGCTGCAACAGCCTTGTCGGATTGTGTATCATTATAAATTAATGCACCATTTGCTGTAAAAGTTGCAGAGGTAAAACTAACATCTGCAAAATCGCAAACCGCAGTATCTGAATCTAAAGTTGGAGTTACGCTAGTTAGAGTAGCTCCTCCTGCAGAATATGCAGACCCAGACGTGTTAGATATCTCGTTTGATGTGCTATACGCTGTTGTTGATTTATTTAAAGTTGCTGAGCTTGTATATAAAGCTATTTTAAAAGTGTTACCACTCGATGCCGTAAAATTGTGTGTTCCAACTAAAAGTTCTTGTTTAAAGCTATTACAAATTGCCGATGTTATTGCCATAATTTATTCTCCTACGGGTTTGCTGAGGTTACTGGTATACGAACAGCGCCATCAGTGTAGTCATCTCTTCGTCT